TGCCCACCCACTGGATCTGATCGACCTGCCGAAATGAGCAATCGACCTCGCTGCCGGCGAACGGCTCGACCGGCAGCAGTTGGGGCGAGGGTTCGGTTACAGCGTACATATCACGGCTTGAGTGCTAGGCACTGCAGATCACCACGCGGCAGGGTGTCCAAATGCAGCACCTCCATCCCGTCGAGCCAACCGCGCAGATCGTCCGGCGGCACGTTGCGATACCACTCGCCCGCCCGCACGGCGTAGCCATCAACCGCGCTGTGTGGGGCCCGCGGGTCCGTCGCGCAGGTCACGAGGAGCACGCCGCCGGGCGCGAGCATGCGGATGGCATTGCGCACGATCTGGTCGGCCCGCGGGGAATGCTCGAGGACCTCGCAGCAGACGACCATGTCGGGTGGCTCCGGCGGGATGTACTCGGCCGCGTCGGCGACCACATCGACACTGTGGCCTGGCACGAGATCGACACTGCAGTACCGCGTTTGGTTAAACAGATTGCGCACCGAGCCGTTGAAATCCAGGCCACCGAGCTCGACGACGTCGTGTGGTGCCGGTAGCCCAGCCAACACGCCGCGCACAAACGCATACGCCTCGGGATGCATCAAGCCGTCACCTTCCACCAGCAGTGCTCGGGACCCGGTCGCGAAATGCTGACGACCTCGTCGCACCAGCCGATGTCGCCGCCGACGAGCTGATACGCCTGCTGCGCCGCGTCGAAATCGCCTTCGTAGCGCATGCCCCAGTGCACCTCGTGGGCAATCGCTCGCGGGAACACCAGGCAGTCGGCGTCGATGTTGCCGAGCCGCAGCTCGGGCTCACGCCAGATCGTCTCGCGCCAGTAGGACAGGAAGCGAAAGAACAGCGGCCGAGCGCGTGGTTGGACATCGATGGCGCACTCGATCTCCGCGAGCGCATCCTCAGCGGCAATGTTGTCGTCCTGGGTGAACCAGACGTAGGGCGCGGTGGCGAGCTGCGCACCATAGGTGCGTTGGGGTTGGCCGACGCAGTGCCGGCCCGCGTCGTGCTCTAACCACCGATAGCCCTGGTGCTCCACATCACCGCGGGCGCGCTCGAGGTCAGCGGTCAGGCCGCCGAAGGTGTCGGCCACGACGAGGACCTCGACGCCTTCCGCTTCAGGTTGGGCGCGGATCGACTCGAGGGTGAGGCAGAGAGTCGACCGCCCCACCGTCGGAATCACGACACTGAGCCAGGGCGTCACGTGAACACTTCCACCCGCACCGAGGCGCCGAGGGCAGTAATACCGGCGATGTCCACCCGCCCGTAGGCACCGCCGCCGGTGACTCGCGCTTGCACGCTCATGCCGAGTGACGGGTCGCCCTCGATGACGCACTTGATGGAGCGGCTCCCGCTCGGCGACAGGTAATCGTTGAGCTCGGTTTGAGCCCGGCCGAAGCGCGGCTCGATGCCGACCAGGACCCACACGTCAAAGTGCCAGATGGTGGTCGACGGATACATAGCGTCGTCGTAGGTCCAGTCAACGAGGCGCGGGTAGGCGCAGGGGAAGTTGGGCTTGTCCGGCTCGACGGCGTACGTGCGCAGGTCAGCGATCGTCGCCAGCCGGCGCTCGAGCCCGTTGGTGATGTCCTGGATGGTCGGCTCGGTCTCGACGGTCATGCGATGCGCTGTCCCGCGAGGTAGGTCGTCACCTGCGCGCCAACCCTGGCGAACGCCTGGGTGATACGGACCTGATTCCGGGTGTACGCCGGCCGCATAAACGGTTGCGGGGGCGTGCCGCGACGTTGAATCGACCGGGCCAGGACGAAGGCGCGGCCGCGGAGCTGCCGCTGGGTGCCCGGTCCCCAATGTCGGCGAACCCAGCCGATGAGGGCATCGACCGGCGGCATGCGTCCACCCGCGCGGCGGCCGAACTCGACGACCATCCCGTAGCGCACATTGGGGCCCACGCTGCCCGTAAGGGTGGGATAGGTGCCATCGATGCGGTGGTTGATGGAGCCCGCGAGCCGGCGCGTGTCCTGGGCGACGTTCCGTCGCGCGTCACCTTCGATCAGCAACAAGCTGGCCGTCATCGCCCGCCGCAATGACGCTTCCGTGACTTGCGGTGTGCGGAGTAAACGATTCTCGAACTCGCGCCACTCGGGCCCGAACTGGATGCTCATACCAGGACCCAGGCCGTGCCGGAGGCCGACGCCCCGGTCGACGAGACGAACGGACTGAGCAGGGCCGCTACGTCGGGATCGCTGGTGGCGATGCTGCCGAGCTCGCCCGTCTGCGGACTCTCCCACATACTGAACGGTGCGCTGGGGCGATGGAAGTAGCGATTGGCGAGCAGAATTGTCGCCTGCTGGACGCCCGCGGGCGTGGTCCCGTAACCCCAGTGGGCCGTCACCCGCGCCTGCTGCCCGACGATAAACCACGTCGGCGCGTTCGCCTTGAGACGGATCTCGGTGTAGCCACCGATGGTGCCGGGATATCCGACACCGAACGGCAGCAGGTCGTAGTCCGTCGCCTCGAGGGTGGCGCTGAACGAGCTGTCGCCGAGCGTGTCGACCTCGAGCAGCGTCACATCCGAGAGGTCCGGCACCGTCAGGCGGTCCGGCTCGTAGGGCAGAAAGAGACGCGCGCTGACAGACGGGTCGACGCTGGAAAACGTGCGACCGCAGTAATGGTCGATCCAGTCCGAGGCCGCGTCGAGCGCACGCTGCAGATCGGTGTCGTCGACGGGGTCGGCGATGTCGATGGCTTGCTTGAACTCGGCCAGGGTGACGTAGCTCACGCCTTGACCTCGAGCGGAACGGCCGTAAGGCCGCGGGGCTTGGTCCGCACAAGGTGGCCTTCGATGCGTTGCGGCATGGTTTCAAAGCGGAAGTAGGCGAAGGGGGCGAGCTGCACGACGCTCCCGTCCCGGAACACGATGCGAGCGCCAGCCCGCCCTGCCCGGTAGCGCACGTGCAGCTCGACGCCCATCAGCGCGCCGGCTCAGGCGCGGGTTCAGGCTCCGGGTCCGGCTTCGGCACTTCGTCGTCGTCCGGTTCAGGCTGTGGCGGCTTGGGATCTTCGTACATCGTCAGACTCCGGTGATCTTCGCGAACGCCGAGGGCCGCCACACCACGAAGGCGGCGCGGAGCTCGGCCAGGATGGTTTGCATGTTCCTGATGAACTGGTCGTTGATCAGCCCGACACGGACAACGGCCTGCTCGCGATCGAACAGCGTGGCGCCCATCGCGAAGTCACCGACCAGCGCCGTGTTCTCGGTGATGGCTTCGGATTCGACGACCGGCAAGCCCCACAGGGTGGTCGCGCCGACCATGCTGGGCGGCCCCATCAGGTAGCCGCCGAGGGTGCCCGTGGCGCTGTTCTCACGCGCCAGCCGGACGGCTTCCCAGTCGTTCGGGTGCATCACGATCGCCGTCGGGCGGGCCTTGCCCGTCACCCGCACCATGGTCCGCGCGCGGAAGACCGCATCGGGGACGCTGTCCGAGCCGAGGCCGCGGATGTTGATGCCCGAGGTGTTGAGAATGCCCGTGAAGTTCTCGCCCGTGCCATCGCCCGTCAGCACCTGGTTCTCGAGCGCGAGGGTCAGGCCGAGGAGCAGGCGGCTGTTGATGATGCCGCGGATCTGCGGCGCATCGGCGAGGGTTTTATTGGTGACAGGAATCCAGTGCGCGAGGGTCCGGACAGGCGCGGTGCGAGACTCATACGTGAGCACCGACTCGGGCTTAGTGCCCGTGGTGCCTGTGGTCGCCGTCGCCTCGGCCACCATCGCGGCATTGTTCGTAAATGCCGTCTCGAGGATGTACTCGATCGTGTCGGACGCGGTCTCGATGCGCGGCAGCAGGTCGAGCACGTTGATCTCGCGCTGCAGGATCGAGAGCACGCCCGGCTGCACGTCGTTCGCGACCAGCGCACCGGCGACACCTGTGCCCGAGTAGACCAGGGCCTTCTGCTGCAGGGCCTTCTGCCACGACACCAGGCTGGTGCCGTTGCTCAGAATGACGCTGAACTCGTTGCGGTTGAGCGCCGAATCAAAGCGACCGGACTTCCGCAACTGGACGTATTCCGCGGACCGGACGAACTGATCGCCAGGGCTCAGCTGTTGCCCCGCCGACGGATCGCCGGTCGGCTGGTGATGCCCATTGCTCGGCCGCGAGTACAGCTCGAGCCCTTCGCGGACACGGTTCTTACGCTGCTGGGCCTCGTCGAGCTTGGCCTCCCACTCGCGCAGGTGCTCGACCGTCATCAGGTGCCGCTTGACCTGGTGCTCGTCCTCGGGATCGGTGATGACGCCTTCGTAGCGGCGCTCGATCTCCTCGGCCTTGTCGAACTGGTCTTTGATGTTCGCTTTCACCTCTGGCAGGACCATGTTGGTGACCTGCTCCTTGGTGAAGATCGGTTCCATTTTGTAGGCGGTTTCGGCCATCAGATCTCCAACAAACCGGCGCGCTGCAACTCTTTGCGCACCAGCGCGAGTCTCATCGTCGTAATACTCGGGCCAGGCGTTAGCGGCGCCGGCACTAGCTGCGCGGCTTTGACCGCGGTGATGCGAGCCTCCTCGTTCATTGGGATGCTGACCAGGGAAATCTCGAGCAGATCGACCGACTTGAGTTGGCGAATGCCCGACTTTTCGTCAAAGTCCTGCTCCTCGGGGATGTAGCCGATCGACATCGAGTCGAGGGCGCCATCCTTCAGCAGCTCGTAGGCGTCGTGGCCGCGGGCAGTGCGGCTGATCTTGAACTCGCCGAACAGGCCGTGGCCGTCCTCGCGCAGGCTCAGGACACGGCCGATGGGCTCGCTCGTGTCGTGCTGCCAGAGGAACTTGGGGCTGCGGTGGGCAAGGGTGTTGGCAAACGCCCCGTGGAGCACGACGTCGCCACCCTGGTCGAGGTTGCCGAACGTCGAGGCGTAGCCCGAGAAGGACCAGCCATCGTCAGCGCGCGCCTTGATCTCGAACGCGACCGACTTGTACGCGATGCCGGAGGGCATAGGCGACGCCTCGTGCCCACTGGTCGCTCAAGGCGTCTCGGGGGCGCTAGGCGCTCAAGGCGCTCGACAACACCGCGCTAGCGCGTAGTTTGAACGTTCGTTACTTTGGTTGCAACCGGCACGGTGCGGACACGCCGGCAACTGTCGCAGGCGATCTGCACATAGCCGGCCTTGGCGTCCGACTTGAACAGCAGCCGGCCGCATTGCGGGCAGCGGTAGTCCTTCAGCTCGCGAGGGCTAGTCGTCGTCGGCTCCTGAACGATTCGATGATGGCTGACCAGGCTTTGGGCCACTCGAGGACAGTCTGATCGAGGCTATGGTCGGTTGCCACGCGCCGGCGCTGGGCGCGCCACAGGCGTTTGCGCAGGTCGGCGTCCTGGATGAGGCGGGTGAGGGCGGCTTCCCATTCGGCCGCGGTCTCGGCGATTAGGGCGTCCTCCCCGTCCGTGGCGACCTGGCCGTAGAGCGTTGGCGATACGACCGAGACGGCGCCGCACAAGGCGAACTCCCACAGCTTGATGGGTGTCTTGCACCGATTGAAGTGCACATCCGCCACACTGGCGCAGCCAATGTCGATGTTGCGCATGCCGCACGGATAATCGGCGATGGGCATCCACGGCAAGTGGACCAGCTGCGCGGGCGGCACGGCGTTGAGGAGGACGTCGGCCATAAAGCCTTGCACGACAAACCGCACGTCGGGAAAGCGTTTGGCGACGTTGTGCCAGGCCGCGGCGATGGGCTCGAGGTCCTCGAGGTAGCGCGCCCCGCCGGCCCAACCGATGGTCAACGGCGGCACCCAACGGGGTATCTGGCGCACCGTTTGCCGGAACCAGCGCACATCAATCCCGTTCGGTACGACATGCACCGGCGCATCGACGTACTGCTCGATGACGGCAGCCAACTGGGGCGTACTGGTCGTGATGCCGTCGCACAGGCGGATGGCACTGATGCGATCGCGGCGCGCCCGCTCGAGGTCCTCGACGCTCTTATCGGGTTGGACTGTCGCCTGCTGACGGGCGACACTCTGCGGGGTGAGCAGGTCGTCGTCGAGGTCGTACATCACCGCCAGGCCGGCGTTGTGCAGGCTCGTGATCCAGCGGCGCGCAATGGTCTGATCCGTCCACGAGAACCGCGGCAGGCTGATGGCCTCGAGCCGCGTGGCGGCCAGGTAGGGCCATTCGGGCGCCATCATCTCGGGATCGTCCTTGTTGCGGAACCAGGCGCCATAGCCGCGGCGCTGGAGCTCGGCGTAGGGCTGGAAGACCCGCCACAGGGTGCAGCCGTCCTCCTCCGGCGTCAGGCACAAGACCCGCGGTCCGTTCACCGCCGGCGACGCCCGCGATGGCTCATAGCGTTGCTGATCTTGGCCGCGCGGGTCTTGCTCATCCCGCGGCGCTTGAGCGCTTCGTACACCTTCGGGCGTTTGATGCTCGCGTACTTCTTGCCCGGCATCAGATGATCCCCTCCCGCAGGATCGGCACGATGGTCATGGTGCAGTTCGGGTGGAGTAGTTGCGGCCGTTCGCTGAGCGGCACTATCCGTCCGTCGCGGGCCGAGCATGCGGCGTCATAGTCGCCGTCGATGATCTGCACCATGTCGACCATGCCCGAGGCGGTGTAGCGGTTCAAACTGGCTTCGTTCTGGGCGTGCTGCAGTTCGGTGCGAGCGATGGTGTCGGCGCGGCCTTTCCACGTCTCCTGATAGAGCCCATCGATACCGCGGTAGCCGATGTCCGGGCGGCCGTGGGCGATTTCCCAGGTCGACAGGCCGAGCGATTGCCCGACGCGCAGCTGCTCGACGATCGCCTGACGCGTGGTCTCGTCGATGCCCACGACCTGACGTGCCGCTTCGACCAGGATCTGGTTTGCGGCCGCGTCAGTCACGGTGAAGCGCTCAGGGTCGAGGCCGTACAGTCGGACAAGGGCGGCGTGGACGGCGTTCAACATCGCCAGGTAACGGGCCTCGAGGATGGCCACGAGCCGCTCGCGCTCGTCGTCGCCGTCGTACACCTCGGTAATGTCGGGCACGCTAGCTCACGAGCTTGGAATTGACCCGCTTCCGCTGCCCGTCGAGGTACGCCTCGAGGTCGGCCGTGGTGCCCGGCTCGGCAAGATCGACGAGCGCCTGCAACACCGCGGGCAACTTGCGCAGCGTCCGCGGACTGGGAACTCGAGTGGGCCGCTGCTTCCGCCCCGCGGGTAACGCCGGCTGGTCTTCCTCGTCGTCCGCGGGCAACCCTGGCTGGACCTGGCCGGGGAGTAATGCGTCATCATCCATGTCGGGTGGCAGGCCGACGTCGGTGCGGGCTTCGTTCGGCCGCACCCAGCCCGTCTTGACTGCGGTATCCAGACGCTTCCACTTGGCATCCTCGTCCTCCTGGAAGGCCCGCAGATCGGTCACATCGAACTGGACGAAGGTGCGCTGATCGCTCGTAAATTCAGGCTTGAGCTGCATGTTCAGCGTCGCCTGGTCGAAGCTGTAAAGCGGCATCAGCGTCATCTCGGCGAACATCTCGCGCGCCTCGCGGAAGTTCGCATACGTCGAGCGGTCGAGACCGGCGCCCAGGCCGGCGATGATGGCCGGCACGCGCAGCACCGCGGCGATGCGCTCCTCGGGAATGCGGTGCAGCGTTTTCATGTCCATGTCGGTCGGGCTGAAACCGTAGGGGTTGGCCTTCGCGCCGCCCATCAGCACGCCCGTCCGGCCGCGGTTGGGCCCGGCGAAGCGTTCCTCGAACCGGGCCTTGAGATCCTCGGCCTGCTCGATGCTGATGCTCGAGTCGATCGGCACCTCGATGAGCATGCCGATGGTGCCGCCGTTTTCGAGCATGCTCGTCTGCCAGCGGTGGGCCTCGTCGTCGCCGGCCACCTCGCGCACCAGGCGGGCCAGCGGTGAGGCACCAACCCGGTGGTCCTTATCGTCCAGCCCTAAACGGAAATGGATGATGTCCTCGGGCGGGATGCGCTCGGGGTCCTGGGATGGGTCGAACACATACGAGTACCAGGAGATAAAGATCCCGCGAGCGGCGTCCTCTTTGGTCGTGACGGGCTGGATGCGCGTCGGCGAGATGGGCCACAACTGGATGACGTTGCCGCTGCCGCTCGAGCCGGCGCGGATCTTCCGCCAATAGGCGTTGCCGCCGATGTGCTTGCAGAACTGGGTATAGCTCCACAATTCCTCACGGCTGATAAACGGATTCGGGTGGTCGAGGAGCTGCTTCAGCGGATGGTCGGGCTGCTCGTCACGCTGGCCTGGCTCCGACTCGATGTAGACCTTCGCCGGCGCCTCGGGATAGGCCGTGCCGATGGTGCTCAGGCAGGCAAAGACCGCCGAGTTGAGATCCTCGTGATGCCAGGCGCGGTACGTCATCTCCGTCGCGCCGGGGCCGTGGACGAGGGTGCCGAGACGGATGGCCGCGTTGATGTCCGGGTCGGTGGCGACCGTGGGATTCAGGTAGTCGGGGTAGAGGTACATCTTCTGCTCGACGACCGGCTGCACTGGGGGCGGCGGTGTGGCCGGCTGGTCCCCGCGGAGCCAGGCCATGATCGGGTTAACCATCAGATAAATCGCACCTCCGCGCCGCCGAGCATCAGCTCAGTGATTGCCCAGACACGGGCGTCGAGACGGTCCGGCGATGGGTCGCCGATGTCGGGGACCCAGCCGCAGAGTTGATCCTCGAGCACTGGCAGTAACCCCACATGGTGAATTCTCGCCTGCTCGTCAAGAGCCGCCACCGGCTCGGCGCGGGTGCGCTTGCCGCGGCTAGCCGTGACGAGCTTGACCGGGACGTTGGAGTCGACGCTGCGGATAGTCGAGGCCACCATGTCACCGCCGAAATTCTTTTCGGCCAGGATGCGATCGGCTTTGAGCTCCCAGTAGAGTTGCACGGCGCGGCGTGCCCAGCGCTCCGGGGATAGCCGCTCAGACACGTCGCGCAACACGTAGCCGTGGCCGTCGGCGCCCTTGCCGGCGGCGACGATGCCACACTCCGCATGACCCTCGGTACTGCCACCGGAGGGGTCGATGGCGACGACGATGCGTACGAGATCGGGCACCTGGTGCACGCGGCAACGCTCCAGCTGGTCGCGGGTCCAGAGCGCGCCGGGCACGTCGTCGAGCCATTCGGCATTGAGCTCCTGGCGGCCGAGACGAGTGCCGCCGTAACGGTCCTCCAGGCGTTTGATGACCAGCGGCGACAGGTGCGGGTTATCCGCCATCCGCGCGGTCGTCACCTCGGTCGTCGGCTGGTTGGCTAAGTCACGGACGAACTGGCGCGCCTTGGGCGTCGTGGTCGCGATGGCCTGCGGATGGTCACCCAGTCGTAGTCCGAACTGGGCCTGTTCCCAACTGTCCTGATTCCACAATGCGAGCTCGTCGGCCCACAGCAGCGACCACTGCGGGCCGTTCCAGCGGCCCGGCTCCTCGGCACCCATGAATTTCACATAGCCGCCGTTGACGTGATGGGCTTCGCCGAGCGAGCGGTTGTAGTTCGTGAACCGATCGCGGGCGATGGAGATCAAGCCCGAGACACCCTCGGCACACACATCGCGCACATCCGCCGCGGTGGGCGCCCCAATGCCCACGCGAGCTGCGGGACCCATCCGCTCGAGATGCTCGAGCACGTACTCGGCACCCGCGCGGGTCTTCCCAGCCCCGCGGCCGGCGAGGATGAGCCACACATCCCAGTCATTCTGCGGGGGCCGCTGGTGGTCCAGGGGGTCCCAGTGCCGGCTGCTCGGGGGTCCAGTTGTCCTGGAGTCCACCGAGAAGTCGAAGCGCGGTGTCCCGTTCAACCGCAACCAGCTGGGCAAGCTCGGCGGCGGATTGTTTCTCAAGCCAAGCCGGGCGACTTGCGGCCTGTAATTGAGCCTGAATCGTGGTGACGTGGGCGGCGACGAGGTCAAGAATCCACTCGTAAATCGTGTCTGGGTCGCGCGCGCGCTGTTCGGTCCGAATCATCCGAACGTCGTCCGATTCGAGCCACGACGAGATTGTGCCCTTGCTGATGCTGTATTGACGAGCCAACGCCGAGATCGACGCGCCGGCAAGCACGGCGGCGACAACCTGGGCGCGCAGCTCGGGCGGATGGGCGAGACCGCGAGTCATCTAGTGCCGCCAGGCGAGCAGAACCTGCCGCTCGAGGACCAGGTCGCGGAGCATCACCGAGCGCTCGTGGGTCAGGACATCGCGCAGCGCTTGCTTGGATTTCATGGAGCCGACCCGGCCGTCGGCATCGTCGAGATCGATCGCGTCGTCGAGCTGCACGATGCGCACGGCGAGCGTGTGGACTTCGGTCGTCAGGGCCTTGACGCGCTGGGTCGCCAGCTCGCGGTCAATGCCGAGCGCCATCGCGGTCGTCATCGGGGCACACCGCTAAGCCGCAGGGCGACGTAGTCGAGCTCGACCTGGCGGCACGCTGGACACTCGGCGATGAAGTGGCCGGCGTGGTCGGGGCACCACACCTCGTGCTCGTCCTGGGGGCTGAGGGTGGGCGTCTGGTCGTACTCAACAGCACGTCGTCGTCCCCGTCGGGAGACTGCTCGCCCCCCCTGCTCGTCAGGGGGGGTCCGGGGGGGTTCCGGGTCCGGGTCCGGGCTATTAACCGGGTACGGGTACGGGGCCGCCGGATCTACGCCGGATTCCGGCCGGACGCCGTTGGAGTTCCGGGTGTTATCCGGCCGGACATCTCCCGGATTCCGAGTGGTCGCCTTGCGGTTGCGGTTCCGCTCTCGCTCGGCCAGGACCTGGTCGCGGGACGGCTGATACGACAAGTAGTCGTGGATCGCATAGCCCTCCTGGGTGGCTTCCCAGCGGCCGGCATGGACGAGCTCGGTAGCCGCGGCAGACCACTTCGGAATGCGGGCCAGCGTAGCGACGGTCTGCACGTCCGTCCGTGACAGCTGTCCGTCGCGGAGTTCCCGCGCGGAGTAAATGATGGCCGAGACATCGAGCAGGCGCGGCAGTGGGCCCAGACTCAAAACCTTCGGGTTAGACAAATAATCATCCGCGAACCGGACCCACGGCATAACTACGCTGCTCCCACCGAAATGTCTGCCAGCGCATCCTGAACCTGCCATACATCGGCCAGCGGGTGAATCCAGAACGGACCAACCCGCTGGGCCTGGCTCGGATCGAGGTCCAGATGCAGCATCGGCAACCCCGACAGAACAGGATGCCGCCGCAGTTT